ATTCGTTACGAGTATAAAATTTCAGATTTAAGTCTTCGTCAACTGTCAGAAAAGTACGGGATAAGTAAAAGCCGTGTTCATCAAATAATCCACGAAGAAGCCTGGACGGATATAGGAGAGTGGATTGATAGCAAGGGTAAGAAACATAAAGAAGCCGATAGCCCACGGTACAAAGCTCTTGGAAACAGCATAGCCTTACCTTACTGGCAATGGCTTGCAAAGAAGGTGGCACAGAGTTTAGGAAACGATGATTTAACAATGGGATCGCTTTTTGACGGAATAGGGGGCTTCCCCCTTGTGTTTCAAAACGTAGGAGTGAAACCTATATGGGCTTCAGAAATTGAAGAGTTTCCTATAGCAGTAACGAAAAGGAGATTTCCAGATGCCCAGAAAGGATAACAGACCAACAAGCAAGATATCAACGAAAGCTGAATGTTATATCTGCCGTAAGTACATGAATGTGTATACCCCGTACCCGTTAGAGAAACATCACTTCTTATCTGGCAGGGGAATACGAAAGTTAGCAGATGAAGATGGGTTGTTTGCTTTTATCTGTTCCAAACATCACAGAGATATCCACGACAAGGGATTGTTTGAAAAAGAGTTAAAGCACATAGCCCAGGAAGCATTTATCAAAGACCAGATGAGCAAAGGCTTTTCAGAAGAAGTCGCAAGAGATTGCTTTCTAAAACGATACGGAAGGTTTTATGAAGAATGAGAAAAATGGATGATGAAATTTATTTCATTGTGAACGGGGAGATCGTAGGCAAAGGCAGACCCCGAGTCACTACAAGGGGTGGTTTTGCCAGAGCCTATACCCCAAAGAGAACCATTGATTGTGAGAACAGAATTAAATCCGCATACCTGGAAGAGTACCCTTTAGGGCTTCATTGGCAGAATAAGGAACCCTTACAGATGGTTGTAAACATCTACAGAGATATCCCGAAGTCAACACCGAAGAAGTTAAGAAATGAAATGCTGTTAGGCTATGTCAGACCCACAGTTAAGCCCGATGCGGACAATCTTTTAAAGACAATAGCTGATGCACTTAACGGAGTTTGTTACTCGGATGATAGCCAGATAGTAGAGATCACTTTAAACAAGTGGTATGCGGAAGAACCCAAAGCAGAAATAACAATAAGGGAGATAACAAAATGAGTGGAAGAACAGTTATTACCAGTAAGGAACCGGAGAAGTTAGTCAATATGAGTGAACGCCCTATATGTTATGTCGAGTCAAAGGACAACATCATCTGGAAGTTTAAGACCGAAGATGAAGCAATCAGGGCTGCTAAACAGTTTATGAACGCAGGGTTTGAGTATGTGAAGAGAGAGGTATGAAGAAGGAAACATGGGATAAGCTGTCAGCCGAAGATAAGTTGAGTTTTGTCAAAGAGTATTTAAGGGATGAAATAAATAGGCTTGAAAATAGAACCTATCAAGATATTCCTGATTCCACAAGGACTTATTGTATCCGTACTCTAACGGCTTATCAAACTGTTATTTGGCTGATTGAAGGCAAATTGTTTGAAGAAAGCGAGGAATGAATATGAGAGCATGGAGTGTCTTCGGAACGGGGAAACATAACTTTGGTTATATCCCCGATCCCCCTGAACCCGATGATACAGAGTGCATGGAAGATTGCAACACTTGTATTTGGAGAAGTGCCGAGCCTGAAAGTGACGGGCTTTATCGTTGCAATGATACCAACGGAGAAGGTTATAAGGAGAAGTCAGATGATACATGATGCAAAAATCAAGCCCTTAACAGATCACGATGGTATTTCAGCTCCCGTAACCCTATACACGGATAATGGGATGGTTGTAACCGGATGGTGGGATGGGAACCACAAATACTGGTGTGACCTTGAAGCAGACAGTTATGGGTTAAAAAAAGAGTGGTTTGGAAATGTCCTTTACTGGGCTGATATCGAGTTTCCCGAAGGATGGCACTATGACGATGAGGTGTACAGATGAAAAGATACATTTATAGAGTTACCGCAAAGGTGTCAGAAGATATCGAAGCTGATACCTACGAAGAAGCAATAGATCAATTCACGGATATGTATGACTTCTGTTCGGATATCGAAGCGGAAGTTATCGAAGAAAGAGAGGTTGAGAATGACTAAATTGCCCTGGGAGTTTACCCGATATCCCGAAGTTTGGGAAACCGAAGGTTCAGCTTTCCGTTGGTCTGATGAAGTTCTTGTAAAGCAGACTAACGGAGAAGTCCACCTTGCACATTACTGTCAGGAAACGGAAGAGTGGTTGCTTGATGATGGACAGAGAATACCTTACACCGAAGTTGCTTGTTGGACTTACTACGGTATCGTTCCCGAAACAGTAACCCCTATGCCAAGGAGAAGAGTATGAAATATGTTGCGGAGATAGAAGTACCCGATGGTGCAGACTGGCAGACTCTTGAAGATGCAAAGTTATGTGCCAAGTGGAGAAGAGTGTATTCCTTGCATGACCGGATGTCACGCACAGACCTTACAGATAAGTGTGGTTCATGTAAATACTTTGTTCGTAGGGATTATGCAAGCTCTAAATGTTCGGGTGATTGTGTAGCAAACCCCTACTACCCTAAAACATTCAAGTACCGCACTACCCCTAAATGCAAGTGCTATGAAAGGAGAGAAGATGAATAAGAATTATGGGTTCATCATTCATCCCGAAGACCATCAAGCTCTTATGGATATGACACCTGCGGAAGTTGGTTTTGTTGTAAAGAATATGATCCGTGTATTCAAGGGAGAAGAACCGGAGAAGTTTGATGATCGCTTTTTGGCTTATGTATCAGACGATTTATGCGGAAGGGTATTAAGGGATATCGAACTTTCAGAAAAGCAAAGTCGGAATGGTAAAAAGGGTGGCGCACCGAAAGGAAATACAAACGCAAACAAGCCAAAACAACCCAAAAACAACCCAGATACAACCCAAAAACAACCCAAAACAAACCCCAATACCAATACCAATACCAATACCAATATAAATAATAACATCGGGTTCAAACCAAACGCATTTACTTCCGGTTGCACAAGTACCGATTATGACTTTGAAGAGCTTGAGAAGACACTTATTAAGAACTGAATGAGTATCTTATCAACGAATTATTTAATGCCCCTTAATGGGCAAATTAAAAGGGATAGAGAATGGATAAAGTTAAAACTTCAAAAGAGATTTTATCCCTTGCTGCAGAAATGAGTGAACACTATTACCACAAGCCTATAGTTATTTGTTATTCAGGCGGTAAAGATAGTGATGTAATTTTAAGACTTGCAATGGAAACGTTAAGACCAGATCAGTTTGAAGTCTTACATTCCATTACCACAGTTGATAGTCCAGTCACTAACAAGTATGTGAATGAGATTTTTGCAGAGTTAAAGGACAAGGGAATAAAAGCAGAGAAGTCAATTCCACATGGTGCAGATGGTAAGCCTACAAATATGTGGAAGTTGATAGTTGAGAAACAAATGCCCCCTACAAGATTAGTCCGGTATTGTTGCCAGACTTTAAAAGAAACATATACCCCTAACAGAATCGCAGTATTAGGTGTGAGGTCTGATGAATCCACAAAACGTCAAGGCCGTAACGTCTTCGGAGTGAGGGGGGGTCATACAGCGAAGCTACATTTTTTTCGCTTGAACATACAGATGAGGTGCATCGTGAAGCTCTTGAAAAAGAAAAAGAACCTAACGGATCTGTATGGGATTGCACCCTGATAAAAGTAATGAGGAACCAACAAGACACAGTTGTAAATCCTATATATGAGTGGTCAGACCATGATGTATGGGAATATTTGAGGGGGGGGAACTACCCGTATAACCCTATGTACGATATGGGATATCACAGAGTCGGCTGCGTAGGTTGCCCCCTGGCTACATGGAGACAGAAAAAGAAAGAGTTTGCTGACTTCCCTTACTTCAAAGAGTTATACATAAAAGCCTTTGATGAAATGGTTAAGGCAAGGAAAGAAAGTGGTAAAGACAACGTAGACAAGTACGGAAACAAATGGTCTACCGGAGAAGAAGTTTTTAATTGGTGGACGGAAGAGTACAAACACACTACAAAAGGTCAGATAACGATATCTGACTACATGGAACAAGTTGACGATATGGGATTTATAATCCGAGAACACAAGGAATAAAAAGCATGGTAACGATCATTTTACAAACTGTACCTATATGTCCTGAATGTCAGGCAATGTTATTTAAACGTCATCAACAGAATGACACTTATTATTGTTGCCTTGATTGTAAGACAATCTTGAAGGTAATAGGCCAGGGCAAGGCAGAGAATGAAGTGATCGTTACCGATGGGAAGGAGTGATATGCAATACATATATGGCTTCTGGGAACGTCTGAACGAAGTATGCAATACGCAATGTGTTGATAAGACAGCTCTTGCTAAAAGAATGGGAGTAAGCCGGAAATGTTTTTATCAGAGTAATGACAATCATTTAATGCCGAGTGCCTTCTTTGTTGCAAGGTTCTGTGCAGAAACACATACTTCCGCAGACTGGTTGTTAGGAATAACAGAAAGGAAGGGCGCATGAGAATATATTTTGACGAGAACGACAGCGGAAAGTTAGTCAGCATAACCCCCAAAATGTCGATAGCAGAATTTTTGGTTATGCACGAAGCATTGAAGACTTTCGTTGCGAACGAAGACCATAACGAGTGTGACCGTAAATACGCTAAACGAATGTTAAAGGATATCAGATATGAGATTGATAGATGCAGATAAGCTAATAAACCATTTATGTGACTATGCAAGTCAGGAAAGCGACAAGAAGGAAGTCTGGAAAGCCATTCTCAAATGTGTAGATGCCGTGAGAGAACAGCCTACAGTAAGTGTGGAAGTTTGGACGGGCTATCACGGGGGTTGTTTACAGCCTAAAGGATCGTTTGAGAAGTGCTACAGAGAAGCATTAGAAAGAGAGGATGAAGACAATATATGACAAGATTAGAAGCAATAGCAATTCTTGACGGGTTCAAATATAATCCTTTGCTTAACGATCAACACTATGAAGCACTTGATATGGCTGTATCAGCTTTATCCGAGAACAAGGGTGATTTAATCAGCAGACAAGCGGTTCTTGACGAACTTGAAAAGTGGGATTGGCAAGATTTATATTTGCCGATTCACTTTAAGCAGATTCTTGATGATGTTCCGTCCGTAGAGAACAAGGGAGAATGGATACCCAAAGAACGACTGACCGATTGTAGTTTATATGTAGATATCGTCTGTTCTGAATGTGGGAATGTGGGAATTGAAGCCTACGCATACGGCTATGAACTGGATGAACTTCCGGTTCAGGAAATGAAGGACTATATAAAGAAGCATGATATGAACTACTGTCCTTGCTGCGGTGCAAAGATGGAAGGCGGTGAGTAAATGACAAGAGAAGAAGAGCAGTACATGGCTTACCTTGACAATAAGCATGAGAAAGAAGTGAGAGATAAAAGGAAGATACTTAATCCTGGTGACAGAGTAAAGGCAAAGCATACCATCCTTTATGGTTACAGCGAGAAGACCGGAGTTGTAACAGAGAAGTGCAAGGACGGAGTATGGGTGAAGTTTGATGATGGAGATTTGGTTTTATGTGATCCTTACTACATAGATAAGGGGGATATATGATTGAGATTGATGTTGAAATGCCAAAATCCTGCTCTGAATGTTTTGCAGAATACGATTATATAAACTGCCAGATCACGGATAAGCACCTTTCCTATACCGACTTTGATGAAAAGAGAATGGAAGATTGCCCTTTAAGGAAAAAAAAGTATGGAGAATGGATAGACAAAGGGTCTTTATCTTGCCGATGTTCGGAGTGTGGTTGTAAGAACGATAAAGAAACTAAATTTTGTCCTAACTGCGGAGCTGAAATGAGAAAGGGGGATATATGAACTTTATTGAGTACATGAAAGAGAAAAGCGAAAAACGGGAAGATAAAGATAATATCTTTCCCGTAGGTATATCCGATGCAGAATTTAGAGCATTTATCACTGATTATCTTTTGGGTGAAGACTGGTATGTGGTTGATCCTTTAGGACAAAATCAGATAAACGAACTTGCAATGTATGAAATTCTTGAAAAATATTCAAAGAGATACAGAAAGGAGTGCGAACAGTTTGAACGAACTAAAACTAAAAATCGGGGATGATGTATCCCTGAACGCTAAAGTCATAGGATTATCTGAAAGCCATAACCCGATATTACAGTTTAAGAGTGGTATCAAAGTCCTTGTCAGGATAACAGATATAAACACCTGGCATCCGAACGTAGAAAGTGACGGGATAGACCACAGAAAGGGGAACTAATGCAGATAAACATAACCGATGGATGTTTGAAGTGCAGAATCGGAAATTATGTAGTCTATGATATCGACTATCTGTTAGAACATCAGAATGTTGAACTTGAACTCTTAAGAAGATTAAAAGAGTCAAGGAAGACTGCTAAACCCGTTAAGTGGGAACTTGTACTTGAAGAAGTCAAGGCAATATGTGAAGGGGGTGCAAAATGAATCCATTTATTCAGGATCGTGCAAAGTTGGAAATTCTTTTTGAAGAGTGGAGAAAAGCACAGATACCACCTGCAAGAAATTCCGTGCAATCGTTCATTGTCTTTTTAAGAATCAATGGCTTGTGGGATGATGATAGAGTCCACAGATTTGTGGAAGATAAGGAGTTGCAATGAAGGTAGCAGATTTTATAGTTTCTTGCGAAAGTGTTGTTAGAATAGCTCTATACGATGGGAATAACCCTATATGCTATACAAGAAGTGATTGGAAGGGAGTGGAGCCTTATATGGGCGTAGAAATAGATCACTTTGAGATAAGAGAAGACCCAACGCCAAACGTGTCGCAGGTAGATATATATTTGAAATTAAGGGGGAAGTAAATGACTAATTCCGAACTATCAGCGTACATTGATGATTATGTATCATCGAAAAGGAATAGGGAACTGTTAAAAGAACGTCTGATAGACGGAATACGGATAAATGTTTTAGCCGAAAAGTACGAACTATCAGAACGGCAGGTTAAATACATAATCAAAAAGTTTAGGGAGTCTATATGACTTCCTTTTCTTTTGTCCTTACATAGCCGAAAATTGCCCTAAACTCGCACTTTCAATTCATTGTGGCTAAATGTATCAGCGTTTAATATAAACGTAAAGGAGATACGAATATGAACGTTATACAAGCCTTTTCAATGTTATCACAGATAAAGCAAAACCCTATGGGTTTATTATCACAAAAGTTTAATATCCCCGATGGTGTGAATGTAAAAGACCCGAACGCAATAATCAATCATCTGATATCTTCCGGTCAGGTCAGCCAGAGTCAGATAGATGCAATTAAGAATAATTTCAAAGGGTTTATGTAAGAAAATTACATTCAAAACGTAAAAACACCCTATTTTTTCAAAAAATAGTGAATTTCAATGTAAATAAAGGCCTTTATATATAAAAAAATAAAGAAAAGGAGAAAAGATATGACAGATACTTATATGCCCGTTGCCCCTTCTGGCGGTATGGGTGGAGATTTTATGTGGATAATCCTTGTTATCCTTCTGCTCGGTGGTGGTATGGGCGGTTTTGGCGGTAATGGTGGCCTTAATCCCTGGATTATGAACGGACAGAACGGAATCAACGCAAACACTAATGAAGCATTTAGGGATGCAGGGATCAATGCAGGAATTGATGGTATCACGGCACAGCTCGGAAACAATGCTATCAACTCAATGCAGAATGTCTTCGGACTTCAGACCGCAATGAATACCGGATTTAACGGATTACAGAGTCAGTTTGCGCAGTGTTGTTGTGATAATCGCATGGCTACTATTCAGACCCAGAACATTGTTCAGGCAGAAGGTGCAGCAACAAGACTCGCAATTCAGACCCAGACCCAGGAAATTCTGGACAAGCTTTGTGCCCAGGAGATAGAACAGCTTCGTGCTGCTAATGTATCACTTCAGAATCAGCTCAACATGGCTAACCTTTCCGCAAGTCAGACAGCACAGACTAATCAGCTTGAAGCGTTTATTCTTGCTAATAAGACCGCATAAGGGGGAATAGCCCATGAAAGAGTTGAAAGAAAAGTTGATGGCAGAATTAGTAGACTACGGACACGGAGAACTTACACACTCTTCACTTGATGTTATTGACAAGCTCGCCCACGCTTTAAAGAATGTTTTGAAGATAGAAGAGTATTGCAAGTCTGATCCCGTGGATTATGAAAAATCCGGTTCGGAAGTAGTCGATGCACTTAAGGCTGTCATTGACAAGATCGAAAATATGTAAAAGAAAGCCCCTGGCGTAATGTCAGGGGTTTTTCTCTATATATTCTCTTATAAGTTGTTTGATAAAACCTTGTTTGCTTCCGTCTATGCTATCAAGTACGGCTATCACGTCAGAATCGGTTTTTACGTTTAGTTTAAGTACAAACTGACGTATATTTTGCTCGTTGTACTTTGCTACAGCCCTTGTATGTGCGTTTGGTATTGGTTTCTTTGGCATTTTGCTTACTCCTAATGTCATTATATCATTACTATATCATAATATGTCAAGTTCTCTTAATTCTTTCTGCATCCCAAACTTTAAAGCGTATTTTTCAAATATCCTGACTTCATTTAGTGGTGGTTTGCCTTTTAAACGTTCTTTCCAGGCCTTTGCACTTACTCTTATTATTTCTTGCTTTATTTCGTAGGTGGCAGCGTTATGCCTTACGTTTATGTCGATGGGATCTCCGGTTATAAGGTCTTTTGCTTTCATACTACATTCTCATATACAGAATATTTAAGGGGGTACTTTTCAAAGTCCAGATATTTAAGATCATACATAGACGGGCAAAAAGCACGAAAATCATCATAATACCATGCGTTATAGATTTCGGTGTAAGGGCCTGCCTTGTGGTAATTTCTAAATGCTTCCCTTACAGCATCCGAAAAGCATAAATTGTAAGTATTCACGCTTACATAAATTCTATTGATAATTGCATAAGGTACTTTTCTAATAAATTTTGCCTGGATGGTTTCTATGCTCATTATTGTTTCTCCTTTGTTGATTATTTGCTATAATGTCGTTATGGGTGATTTATTCGCCCTTCCTGTAGTGGGGGTTACGGTTTCGGAGATCGTAGCCCCCTATTTATCAATTAAGTGTTGCACCGGTTAAGTCGTGCCATTCCTGGATCATTTTATAAAGTGTCTGCTGCATTTCCTTTATTTTGTTTCCATGTTCGGTATCGTCTGTTTGGTAATAACAGACACACTCTGCTTCTGATAATGCTTCTAAAATTGCCTTGTATGCTTCCATGATGATCTCCTTTCAATATCCAAGCCAGTTCTTAAGTTCGGTAAAGGTATAATCCGTGATATCCTGAAAATACTCTGTGCCGTTAAGATCGAAACTATCTAAAGCAATGATCCGGTCTGCCTTTGTTATATAAAACTCAATGTGATGGGATAAAAGAATATTGATAAACTGGTTTCTGGTTATTTCGTTCATGCTGTTGCCCCCTTCTTTGTTCTTTCGTTTAAAAGTTTCTGATTGTATGCGATAATGTGCCTTAAGTTATCCCTTCTATCCAGTTTTAAGACCGCCAGATATATTGCTGCACACTCTCTATCTCTTGAAAAGATATCCTGCCTATATTCTGCTATGGTCTGAACAGCCTTTTTATAATCGGGATCGTGCTTCATGTCGTTATCATGAAGTCTGGAAAAGTGGCTTTCGATAACTTCCGTGAGTTCTGTGTGGCTGTTGTAAAGTTCCTGGTAGGTGTCGTTATAAATGCTGTAAAGTTCTTCAAGTCTTTCGTTCATGGTTTTATCTCCCTTCTGTTAGTCAATAGTGATATAACTTTCTGCTTCTTCTTCGGGCGGTACGCTGTCAGCGTAGTTGTCTACAATGTAGTTATATCTGTTAGTTGCTTGTTTTTTATCTCTGTATTCTTCATATATATCCATCTGCCCGTCATAGCTGTATGCTGTTATGGTGTAGAAAATCAAACTGTATCTACGATCTTTTCTTAAACTGATACAAGTATCATCATTTACATTTTCAAGTAGTGTTTCTTCGTCAAGTATGTGCGGTGTGTATGAATAACTGTTAATATCCATTTTGTTTTATCTCCTTTCGGTCTTAACTGTTATGTCTTCCGGATTTATTCCGTATTCTTCAGCGTAAAGCTCTTTTGTTGCTTCTTCTTCCCCTTCAAAGGTTCCTTCGATGGTGTAACCACCTAAAAACCTGGTGCCGTGATAGAAGAGTTTCCAAAGGGATCGAAGAGAAACGGCTTCACCTTTTTCAATATCCCATCTGTAAACAGTTTTGAAGTCTGTTGCCGTGTCAGGGTCTTCGTTGGTTTCCCAAACTTCCAAAAATCTGGTTTCGTAGGGTGTCAATAACTGTGTAACGCCTATAGCGTAAGCAGGATTATCGGTTTTTAAAATGCAGAAGTCGTTATGGTCGGTGTCAATAATCAGAAATGTTTTCATGCTGTTTTCTCCTTTCATGCCTGAAGTTCGTCTATGATATCGAGTAAAAACTCTATGATGTAGTTCGGGGTTTCATACATTGATTGAATTATGTCTTCTATCTGTTCTTCTTCGGGTTTGTCTTCTCTTTTGTTCTCCTTTAGTCTTCGTCATATTCATCTTCAAGTTCATCATCAAGGCTGTTTTCTATTGCCTTAACCCATTCATTTTCAAGTCCGGCTGTGATAATTTCGTCTATCGTTAAATCAAATATGTCTTTGCCGTATATGTCTTTTATCTGTTCATCTGTAAGTAATATCTTTGTCATGTTTTCCCCTTTCTTGCCCCCTTTCGGGGGCTTTGCCTTTATGCCAGAATGAGTTTTGAAAGTTTGTGGATTTGATCCCACGGCTTAAACCGCCCGTTGATGTGGTTTAGTAGTACCATCTTGTCAGTGCTTCTCTCTGTGTTCCTATCTCTTCAAGGGTGGGGAGATATCCATAATATCTGATTGTCAAGCCGTAGGCTTTAAGGTCTTTTCTTAACTTGTCAAGGCTTCTTTCGGCTTTCTCTGAAAGTTCCAATGTATAGGGCTTGTCGTGTGTTCTTTCGTCATTCTCTAAATAAAGTAATCTTTCATCCATTCCTGAAAGTCTGTAAAATCTGTTTACAAGGTTTGTAGCTTTTGTCATGTCGTTGATATAGTCGTTGTTAAATCTCTCAAGTGCTTTTTCTCTTAACTGTGCGATAGTAAGTTTTCTCATGGTGTTTTCTCCTTTTCTTATCTGATAGAGTTTACAAGGTTCAAAAGTTCGGTAGCATCTTCACGTCTTGCATCGTTGGATAAATCTTCGTTAAGGTTTTCAATAAACTGATTGAGTCCGTCTTCACTTGTAAGGTCTTCTATTGCTTCTTCTCTTTCGCACTCGTAAAACTGATATTTCCAATTAAAGATTGCATATTCTATCATCTTGTTGGCTATTTCGTTTTTGTTCATGTTGTTTATCTCCTTTTGGTTTGTTGTTCACACCTATCTGTCTTTTAAGTCCGTTCCGATTGTCTCAACCATCCCGAACCCTATTCGATTTTGTTGGTGTGTTCCTTGCTTGTGATGTCATAGTATCATAATCATGATACCATGTCAAACACAAATTTTTGAAAAGGTTTATTTAAAACCCACGGAAAGCCCATAAATACGGCATTTCAGACGATAAAAAAATTTTTTAAAAAAGTGTTTGACACATAAAAATATATTGAAAAATATCACAAGCAAAACCCTTGAAATAGGCATGAATACTGAAAGAGAGCCAATTCCTGGCATACACTAAACACAAAAATCATCAATAACCGGATGGCATCAACGCCAGTATTCATGGGCATTTCAGCCGATTAGCACACATACAAAAACGATGCAAAAATGAAATGTAATAACACATAGTTAGCAACAAGCAACACCCTTGAAACGTAGACTACAAGCCAACTACAGCAAATCAACAAAACGTGAAAACATGATAGAAAACGATATAAAAATGATGTGAAAAGAATTTCCGAATGGCTTGAAATGGCTTAAAATAGGGATTTCAAGATAGTAGATCAAAAATATTCATATAGAAAAATCGAAAGAGTGAAACGGAAAAGGAGAAAAGAAAAAGGGAAATATATTTCCATGGGAGAGTATCCGAAAAGGGATAAAAAAAATATCCCAAAAGGAATACACCCAAATTTTGAAAAGGTGAAAACCTGAAAATCAATGTACAGAATTTTGGACACGATAAAAGCTTATATTGTTAAATTCTTAACAAGGGGTAATAGCCTTTACGCTCTTTCCCTATATCTCATATATAGAAATACCATTCCATCTTTGGGGGTCTTCTTCTCACCCAAAAGACAAGCCCAAAACCAAAGAGAAGAAAAGAAAAGAAAAAGGAAAAGAAAAAGCACGACAAGGGGAACGGCAAAAGGTGAAAAAGAAAAAACTACATCACGCCATATCTAATCTACATAACGTAGTATAGGATACTACATCAACATGGTATAGAAAACTACATAGGATATCCGTAAGAGAACGCAAAGAGAATTGAATAGGCTTATACTTCAAGGGATTAAGGCTATAGGTTAAGCAAATACTTAAGATATAAAAGGCATAAGGTCTTTATTTCATAGTTAGTATATAGCAATCTTTAGTCTATACCAATGGTCTGTATTATATATATCTATAGCCCTTATAGGATCGCTATAGTATAAAGCAATCTATATAGCCCCACCCCAGGTACCCTTGAGTATCCGGGGGCATCGTTCACCTCCTATATGTCCGATAGAAAATTTTTCTTCAAAATACTTTTGGGATAGTACACTATAGTGAACAGTAATGATCCATATATAGTGTGCTATATAGGGGTAAAAGCTATAAATTTTTAAATAAATTCCCCTGACTTCCCTTTTACTTCACCTTTATTTCCCTTTTATTTCACCCTACTAAAATTGTCTATACAATTTAACTTTGGCTCAACCATGCGTGTTTGGGTTCAATCACTCCGCAGGCGGAATACAAACGTAATTTTAAATTGTGTCTGAAAACGTGACAATTTAATGGTTTACATAATATGGCGATTTATGGGTAAAATTTTACACATTATATATTGCAAACACTTGTTTGTTGTACTATATTTAGTGTGAAAGGTGGTTAACATAATATGACAGATACCGAAAGACAGGCATATGTAGATAAAGTGTTAAGCGAGAGTGAGCATGACGATAAAGGCCGTGCTTTCGTTGATACTGCCTTTTTTGATGAATACTTTGACTTGTTACCCGTGGGAACCCGTGACCCTGCAACGAGAAGGTTCAAGGGAAGGTGTAATAATAAGCTCCACATGATCGACTCTACTGACAGAGCAGTACAGAGTGCAGGGGGCAAAGCGTTCCAGAAGAAGTTCCGTGAGGAGCAGACATTTAAGAAAGCAATTCAGGCAGCACTTGAAACCGAGAATCCCAAGACCGGAAAGACGTTAAGGGAAGAAGTAGTAGATGCGCTTGTTGCAAAAGCCCTGGATGGATGTGTGGGAGCTTTTGAAGCACTGCGTGATACAGCAGGAGAGAAACCCACAGAGCAGGTCAGCATGGATATCATGACCGATGCAGACAGAGAGTTGATGAATAACTTAATGAGCAGACTCAATGACGGAAATAGATAAACTTCGAAGACAAGAGATTGAATATTGTGCCAATCATATTGACTACTTCATCGAGAAGTACGGTCATATCGAAGTCAAGAAAGTCGGTACTGAATTAGTACAGCCGTTCAAGTTGTGGGATGCGCAAAGGGATGCGCTTCACTCAATCATCGACCATAGATTAAATATCGCACTAAAAGCCCGACAGTTAGGGTTTTCGTGGTTAGCGGTACATATCGCAGCACACTTACTTATAACACGTTCCGGTAGATTAGTGATCTCAATGTCACGATCCGAGGAAGAAGCAAAAGAGCTTATCAGAAGAGTTGCGTTTGTATTCGCTAATATGCCTGCATTGATTCAGGACGAGAGAAATAAACCTAACGGATGGACGGGGCCTACATATAAAGCAAACGCACTTGATTTAATCGTCAAGAATAAAGATAACCCCGTGTCAACAATGAAAGCGTTTGCATCATCACCCAATGCCGGACGATCATTCACGGCAGACTTACTAATCATTGACGAACACGCCTTTCAGGAGTGGGCTGAAGAGATATGGACGGCAGCGTATCCGACAATCAATAGCCCCGATGGTGGTAAGGTCATTCTCATTTCTACCATCAAACGTGGCACATTGTTTGAAAATCTTTTCACCGATCCCGATAACGGCTTTAATAAATTGTTCATTCCGTGGTATGCAGACCCTTCAAGGGATGCGAAGTGGTATGAAGAAACAAAGAAAGTTCTGGGAGATTTAATTACCCAGGAGTATCCTGCGACAATCGAAGAAGCACTTACCATTCCTGGCGGTGCGTTCTTCCCCGAAGTCAATGAAGTCAATACTATCACTACTGAACCGCTTGAAGGCTATGCAACAAAGAACTATGTTGCGATTGACTACGGACTCGATATGTTTTCCGCACATTGGATACGGATAAACGAGCGTGGGGAAGCACAAGTCTATCGTGAATATGACTCGCCTAACCTAACCATAGGCCAGGCAGCAGAGATATTAAATGACCTTTGTACCGAACCCGTTACGTTATTCCTTGCTCCACCCGATCTTTGGAACAGATCGCAGACAAGTGGTAAGTCAAGAGCGCAGTTGTGGAGTGAAGCAGGGATAAGTCTTACTAAAACAAGCCGTGACTTTCCTGCCGGATGTGCTGCTATGAAAGAGTGGTTACGTCCAAGAGAAGGTAAGAAGAGTAGACTCACCCTATTAAAAGACGAAGCACCTAATTTATATAACTGTTTAAAGAAAATCCAGAAGGATGATAAACAGCCTAACGTATATGCAAAGAAGCCCCATGACTTAACGCATGACACGGACAGCTTACGTTATTTCTGCGTGTGGTGGACAACTGCTGCGGAAATGCCGAAGAAGTCAAAAAAGAAATGGAGAGATGATCTCATCGAAGATTATCTCAATGCAGATAAAGAAACCAAAGAGAGAATGGTTGCACTTTACGGAGAACCGAGATTATGAGGTGGTTCAAGAAAATGGTAAATGCCTTAAAGCCTAATCCTAAACTTGATGAATGGAAATCTAAATATCAGAAGTCAAAGGATGCGTACGAAGAGCAGTTAAATCGTATGCAGAATCAGGCAATGCTCTATAACGGGGATGCGTTTACCCGTAGATCAAAGAATAAGGGCGGTGGAATATCCAGTAAGCAGTCAGAGAACGTCCGCAACATAGTCTATGAATTACTGGAAACCGAGTGTGACTCTTCAATCCCTATGCCGAAGGTAACGGCAATCCATGAAGAAGACCAGGAGCAGGCACAGATCATTGAGCAGATGCTCTTAAACGAGATAAGAATACTCCGGTTCAAGGAAATGAATGACATTAGTGAGCGTATCACTACTGTTCAGGGTGGTGACTGGTACCACACAGAATGGGATTCACGCAAGGGTTCACATTGTACCATCGGTGGTCTTGAAATAAATGAGCGTAACCCTATGGATGTTATACCCCAGGCAGGTGTTACTGACCCCTTAAAGCTCGATTATGTGTTTATCAAAATCAGCATGACAAAAGATGCGGTCAAGCGCAACTACGATATTGACGTATCTGAAGAGCCTAATACCGAAGCAACCGGAAATAAAGAGATCAATGATGAGCTTGTCACAGTAATTAAGACTTACTATCGTGACGAGAACGGAGAAATCGGAATCTTCACATGGTGCGGTGATACCGTGCTTGAAGATATGGAGAACTACCAGGCACGAAGACTTACACGCTGTAAGAAGTGTGGCAGAGTCAAGGAAGGCCCCGTATGTGAATGTGGCTCTAAATCGTTTGAAACGTCCGTAGAAGAGTACGAAGAGATTGAAGAGGACATTGTTACCTTAACCGATACAATCCCTGCGTATGAGGACGTAGAGAGCGTACAGATGGATGATGAAGGCAATCCCGTACTCGATGAGTTTGGACAGCCCAAAATCGAAGTCCATCGTGAACATAAAAAGATCCCTTACTATAAGCCGAACGTAATGCCCCTTATATTAAGGCGCAACGTTTCTAAAGCAAATAGTCTTTTGGGAGTATCCGATGCAGCGGTCATTGAAGATCAGCAGGATGCGATAAAGAAATATGGTTCCAAACTTCAGGAGAAGATATTGAAGGGCGGTTCCATCGTAACCCTTCCTGAAAACAAGAAGATTGAAACTACTGACGAAGAGTTAAAGATTGTCAGAGTTGAAAACCCTAATGACGTTTCGATGATCGGGGTACATAACCTTGTTGCAGATATCAGTTATGACCGTATCGCAATGAACGATAACTATGAAGCTGCAAGGTCAACGTTAGGTATCACCGATGCTTACCAGGGTAAATACGATGCTTCCGCTGTATCCGGTACGGCAAAACAGTATTCAATCAATCAGGCAGCCGGACGTATGGAGTCAAAGCGAATAATGAAGCAGGAAGCATATTCCAGACTCTATGAAGTAATGTTTAAGTTCATGTTGGCGTATGCAGACCAACCCGTACCCCTTTCCACAAAGAAGCCCGATGGAAGTTATGACTTCAAACATTTCAATCGTTATGAGTTCCTAAAGGTCGATGAGAGTGGAAATCTTTACTGGAATGACGAGTTCATCTTTGAAGTAGACCCTACTTCCACAATCATGATGAACCGAGAAGCAATGTGGCAGCAGATTGATATGAAGTACCAGAGTGGAGCGTTCGGACCTATCGGAGAACCCGATACACTACTTAACTACTGGACATTCATGGAGAAGAATGATTATCCCCATGCTTCCGAGATAAGAAAAATGTTTGCTGAAAAGATGGAAGAGCAACGCCAGTTGCAGGAACAGCAGATGCAGACACAGAACATTGCGAACCTTATTCAGCAGTTAGGAGTACAGAATGGATCATCTATGCCCCAGGTGTAAAACACTTTTGAGAATAACTTCTACCAAGAACGTGATAAGAGATCAGAAGTTATTTGTTGTTCAGGAGTTAACCTGCGTAAACCCCCAATGTGAAAACAAGGGCAACGTAGTAGAAACCATCGAACACGAACAGCCCGTTACTTTCGAATAAAGGCCATAAGGCTTTTATATATTCGCACTAAAAGCGCAAAAATAGGAGAGAAATATGGAAGAGAATTTTGAAGGCGTAAACGAGTCTGTACCCGCCGAGCAGACAGAAGAACCCGAAGCCAACACCGAAGTAACAGAAGAAGCAGAAACCGAAACTTCAGAAAGTGAACCGGAGCAGACCGAGGAAAAACTTGATCGCAATGCGATCTATGCAGATGCACGCAGGAGAGCAGAAGCAGAAGCCAAAAGGAAAGCTGAAGCACTTGATGCACAATATGCAGATAAGTTCAAAGGTTATACCAATCCTATAACCGGAAAGCCTATCACAAGTGCGCAGGACTACTTTGAAGCAATGCTTGCACAGGAGCAGATGCAGACAAAGAAAACTCTTGAAGAGAAGGGGATTGACCCTAACCTGATAGAGAAAGCGGTTGAAAATTCCCCTGCGATAAAGACCGCTAATGCAATCATTCAGGCACAGAAGTTAAAGGAAGTTGAGTCATACCTTGATAGCCAGGTAAAGGAAATCGCACAGATTGACCCTGATATTAAGTCAGCAAAGGATATTGAGAGTTGTGACCGCTACCCTTCAATCCTTAAGTATCTGAATGAGAACCGACTTTCCATCGTAGATGCCTATAAACTCGTTTATGCCGACAAGTTGTCCGAGCGTAAAACGAGTGCTGTAAAACAGCAGGCAATCAATAATGCGAAGTCACAGCAGCATTTAAAAGCCACAGAAGGCGGTAATGCTTCTAATGACGGACTTGTGGAAATTCCCCAGAGCCAGTTAGCAATGTGGAAAGAGTTCTTTCCGAACAAAACCCCCAAGGAGTTAAAGGAAGCATACAACAGATCGTTGCACTAAACATTAAACGGACAGCGCAGAAAGTGAGTGCTGCCCCTAACCTTCAAAAATTAAAGGAGAAAAAATATGGCAAACAATATCGTTTCCAAGAATGGTGGACTTATTGACGATACATGGAACGTCAATGCACAGATGATGGAAGCATACATCAACGAGGTGTATGACAAGGAGCTTCCCTGGGATGCGTTCGTAAAGGACGTATTCAACGTAAAGACTTCAAAGAGATTCGGTGAGAAGATCGGTAGCGTAACCGAGTTCGAAGACTTCATGCCTATGAGCGCAGACGGTGCAAACGCACCCAAGGACGATATCCAGTCCGGCCCTACCAAGACCATCGAGCATGTAACCTTCAAGAAGCAGTTCAGGATCACCCGTGAAGCAAACGAAGACGGTGAGATCGACTTCATGAAGGCAAAGGCTGCTAACATGGTTAAGTCTTACAAGAGAACCAGAGCGCAGCTTGCATCAGACCTTCTTGTTGCAGCAGCAGAAGAGCTTGCAGAGTCAACCGCTATCTCCATCCATGGTGTATCTTTCGATATCACTACTGCTGATGGATCACCTCTTTTCTCAAAGACCCACCCTGGTATCCTTAATCCCCTTGACGTTCAGTCAAACAGATTTACCAACGCTTTCGGTAATGACAGCTCAATGCTTGCAAGACTTGCAAACATCGGTGCTAACTTCCGTAACGGTTCCGGTAACTATATGGGATACACCTTCGATACCATCATCGTTCCTTCCAACTGCGGAAGACTCATCGACCTTTGCAAGAAGATCATCGTTTCCGAGCAGGTTGTTGGTTCTGACAAGAACGATAAGAACATCGAGAAAGGCAACTGGAAGCTCATCGTTGATCCTTGCTGGCACGTTAGCGACCCTTCCACTTATGAGCCTTACATCCTTATGTCAAGTGAAGCAAACGAAGAGCTTATCGGAAACAAGTTCTATGACAGAGTTAAGCTTGACGTAACCGCACACGTTGACCAGGATACTGACGATATGATCTGGAACGGATATTCCAGAATGAGCGCAGGCTTCGCTTCATGGCAGCACATCCTTATGGGTGGCGCAGCATACGGAACCACCTTGACCTGATAATAATTATTCCCCCTGGTGTAAAAGCCAGGGGGAGATTATAGGAGAAACTATGATAGCTAAATACATGAAGATGGACGGGAAAGTGTATGAAGTTCTTGGTAAAGGATGGGGTGGATATCCGATATGTAAACTTTGCCCTGGCCTTAAAGATATTCCCGAAGATAAGCCTTTAAGGGAAGTCAGAGAAATGCCTTTTACAGAAGAAATTGCAAAAGAGTTTATTGAAGATGTAAAAGCAGTTGAAGAACAGTTACCCAAGAGAAGAGGAAGAAGAAAAGCATGAGCTATACATGGGGAGATATTAAATTAGCAACCCTGCAGAAAATGTTTGCTGCGGATGGTTCATCAATCGTAACGGATGAGTCAACCAAAGACTACATAGCAGGTATGCCCTATGCTGCGAACGAAGGCCTTGTAAGACTTGCCACGGCAGGTAAGTTCATTACAAAGCCTATTAGTCTTAATCACATGGTTGCAAAGAATTTCATCCCCGATCAGACCGCAACGGCACTTAATGACGGAAGCAATTTCACGTTCAAGACGGGTGCTGTAAAGTCTTTCTATTTCCAGTATTCAGGTATCGGCACTTGCACTATATCAAGAGAAAATCTTGTAACCACAATTCCTATTGACTCTTACGGAAAGTTTACCGAGATCAGGGGCAACTTTGATAACGATACTAACGAAGAAGTCACTATCACATTCCAGTCCAATTATCCTGCAACTGTAAAAGATATCGCACTCTATGATACTTATTTTCCCGAAGTAGATGGCAAGGCTTTAGTGCCTGAATATGGAAAGTACATTAAGTATGACCTTAAAGACCTTGCAAGTGACTTCTACAATCTGGGAGATAACGCAATAGTCTATGAAGGCAATGGTACTAAAAAGTATTTATCCACTACAGACTATTACAGAGAGTCAGACCATATACTTGTACTTCCGGCTAATATGCCTGGAATGTATACCATCTATTATCACGCATATCCTTCACAGTTAACTATTGAAACTCTGGATGAAACCGTGCTTGATATAGACCCCGATCTTGCCGTATTGCTTCCGCTTTATATGGCTGCGGAGCTGTATAAGGATGATGATAACGGCATTGCCACAACCTATCGTAACGAGTTTGAAGTTGGTCTTGAAGCACTTACCGATACTTCAAGATATTCCGGTAAAGAACAGTTTACTTCGGAGTGGGTATAAATGGCAGTTTCTTTTAAGGTTCCTGCTTCACCTTCAAGAAGCACACTTACAATAGACACTTTCAAGGGAGCAGATTTTACTAATGACCCTGCAAGTGTTGATATAGATAAATCCCCCAACATTCTTAACATGATAAGGGAAGTTCCTGGCAAAGTCCGTAAGTCAATGGGATATCAGACCAAAGCGACTTATGAAAGTGCCATTAACGGCTATCATACCATGCACGGAAAGAGTCATGGTTTATTGCACGTTGGAACAAAGATAATCGAAACAGACTTTGGTGGTAACGATACCGAGAAGTACACGGGTGCAAATGATGCACGTTCACGTTCATGGCAGTTCAAAGACAAGGTATGTATCCTTGATGGAAAGAAACTTCTTATATGGGATGGAACGGACGTAACCCCTGCCGAGAATAACGCAACTATTCCGGTCACTCTAATCGGTGGTAATCCTTCAGGCGGTGGTACAACCTATAAGCCCCTTAATCTGTTAACCCCTGGCTTTACCGAACAGTTTTTAGGAACAGTAGGTACTACTGAATATCACTTATCCGTGGGTGATCTTGATGCGACTCTTTGCAAAGCGGAAGTCATGCAGCCTGACGGAACCTTCAATACTCTTGAAGAAGGAAGCGGATTTTCAGTTAACAGAACCACTGGAGTTGTAACATTCGATTCACCCCCTGGGGAGAGTTACGTTACCGGAGAAGATAACGTAAAGATAACCGCTTATAAGACCATAAGCGGATACGCAGACAGAATAAATAAATGTGATATAGGCGTACTGTATGGTGCAAGCGGTGACTTAAACAGACTATTTGTATCGGGCAATCCCGATAATGAATATATCAATTATCAATGGTTTTCAGCCACAAACGATCCTACTTATTTCCCCGACACAAACTATCAGGTAATCGGTACTTCTAAATCCGCAATCATCGGATACACAGTTATCAATTCATACCTTGCGGTATTTAAAGATAAACAAGAAGTAGAACAGAACATTGTATTAGTAGGCGGTACTACATTAAACAATGAAGTAACCTTTGCAACACAGACTACATTACATGGCGCACCTGCTATCAGCCCCGATGCCTTTGCATATCTTGCAGGGGAACCCTTATTCCTTACTGACTTGGGAATATATGCTATCACTTCCCAGGATATCACGGGAAGGGAATATACCAACTTACGATCATTCTATCTGAATGGAAAGTTGCTTCAGGAAACGGGATTAGATAAAGCCTTTGCTCATGTGTATAAAGACTTCTACATATTAGCAATAAACGGAGTGCTTTACATTCTCGATGGCTTACAGCCTATCCAGACGGATAAATCCGCACCCTACGCAACAAGACAGTTTGTTGGATATTATCGTACAAACGTTGATGCTAATTGTATGTGGGAGATTGACGGAGCTTTATGGTTCGGAAGCAAGACCGGAAAAGTCTGCAAGTTCTATACCGCAGAGAATGACGTAAATTCCTATAACGATGATGGAGCAATCATAACCGCAAGATGGGAAACCCCCGACTTTGACGGAAAGTTATTCTACAAGAATAAGACGTTTAGATATCTGGCGGTACGTCTTCAGGAAGCAATCGCAACGTCAATAAGAATATCAGTAATGAAGCGTGGACTATGGACAGTATTAACCACGGATTCATCAACCGCTAACTACTTATCGTTCAGCTCATTGATATTCTCAAAGTTCTCATTCAGTTCCGATAACACAAACAGAGTTGTTGCTTTGAAGACCAGAGTTAAGAAGGTAGATAAAGCACGATATAGATTTGAGAACATAAATGTAAATGAACCCTTTGCCCTTGATAAAGTCGGTATCGAATACGTTGAGAAGGGCAACTACAAACAGTAAGGAGAAACTATGGGTGACTTTCAGGATGCTTACAAAATCACAGCAGCAGACCGAGTTGACAAGGGCGTAGTTGGTTTACCCGATACCCCTGGTTTAAGTACGGGAGATATGCAGGCAAGATTTGATTCACTTGGAAATCTTGCTATCGACAAGTTCAACAATATGGTTGATGCCGTTGGTGGTGGCGTTACAAGTGACGATACCAAAATCCCCACAATGAAAGATATCGTTGATTATGTTGTGGCAATGGGCGGTGGTGACATGATAAAAGCCGTCTATGATACTGACGATGATGGAATTGTGGATAACTCGGAAGCCCTTAACGGACACAATGACGTTTACTTCAAAAATCAGTATATCGTAACACTTCCCACAACCGGATATACCGATGAAACAGTAACCATCTGGGGAGAGTCAAAGAATGTAAAGTCAATCATCCTTACCACAGATAAAGACGGAAACCCCCTTACTAATTTTGCGGTGGATATGCCTGGTGACTATCCGATAAACCTTACTGGCGATCTTTCCGATTTTACCAAAGTCTATGCCTATGAAATCGGTGCAACAAACGTAACCTTCTATCTGACAGACGTTCCTACAAACGCATTTAACGTTTTAGTGAGGGAAGCATAATGAAACAGTTAAACCTTTATTATCTTGGCGGTGGCGGTGGCGGTTCTGTTCCCAACGGAAAAACAGTAACCCCTATTAACGATGCAACTATCTGGCAACAGTGCGCTGGAATATCTAACCCTACGTATACCACTATTGTAGAAATTCTTGCAGATACTGGAATACTGCAGACCCTTATGGCAGATAATAACGCTGTTGATTATCTTGTTAGAAGCAAGTATTTCATCGGAAGTGCAAGTGGATTAGTGCCGATTATGACAAGCAATACTACTCCGAGTGGTGTTGTAAGTGCAAAAACAGCAATAAACCCTGCATACAAAGCCTTTGATGGTGACGATACAACTTATTGGAACTCCAACACATTAGGAAGCGTGTCTGAAGGATCGTGGATTCAGTATGCTTTCGATAATCCCGTAGTAGTAAACAAGGTGGGGTTCAAGCCGTATTCGGTAGGTGCGTGGAAAAAATACTATATTGCTGCAAGTAATGATGGAGTGACTTGGACACAAGTTACAGAAGAACAAACTGTAACGAGTGCAGATATGCAGTATTTAGCAATTTCTGGTTCTACCCCCTATCTATACTGGAGAGCTGTAAACACATTGATTGAAGGTAGTCTTGGAAGTACCACCCCCACACTATATACTCTTCAGCTCTATAACGATGGAGTAACGTCTAACTCCGATGCTATGTACTATGTAGGGCAGAATAACTACTGTGCTAATACTCTATTAGTTGATGCAACGTGGAGAACGGCTATTTGTGGAAGCACTTATAAGAATAGTGTAATAAATGCTCAAATTCCTCAAATGACAAGCAATAATACCCCAGTAGGAGAATGTAGTGGTACTTCTATCACTACAGACTTTGATTATTGGAAAGCATTTAACTCAAGTGAAATAAAGGGATGGATGCCTGGTGGAAGCGATTATTATAACGTGGCTAAAGTATTTTACCACTTCCCTAATGCCGTCATTCCTTGTATTGCAGATTTGCTTTGGCTCCGTCCTGCAAGTTCAACAACTACAATAAAAGTCATTGGATCTAATGATGGTTTGGATTGGACTGATTTAACATCAAGCATTACCTTAACTAACAATGTCGCACAGAACGGAGTAAGTCTTGCTTCAGGTAATAAATATGAATACGTTGGTTTGGTTATTGTTTCAAACAGCGTTAGTGTTTCTGCCGGAGAAGGATACAAATTACAGATATACGGCAGAAAAGACGTATAAGAAAAAAATTAAGGAGTTCCGTATAAACGGCAACTCCCTATAAAAGCAATTATGCTTTTCAATCTATACGGATTATACCACAAGTGACTATTTAATTCTACGGCAGAGAGGACGTATAAGGAGAAAATATGGATACTATAGTATATCTAATCGGAACAATAGTTTTAAGCGCAATTCTTATTTCTATTCCTATACTCACAACCATTTCAATTATGTTTTGGATGATACCCATTTTATCAGTAGTGGGTGTTTTATGTACTATTGGTGAATTTGTCGCTTTGAGTTTGCTTATAGCTTGTAGCCTGGCAAGTAAATAGAAGTGACTATTTAAGTCACTATATATCAGGAGTGACCGAAACTTCGGACACTTACTTTAGCAAAATATTAGCAAAGGAAAATTATTATGTGGGAAACAATCAGTACAATCTTGACGGGGCCGAACGCCTTTGTGGTTTTGATCTTCCTGGCGTTTGTATCGGTTATCCTATTTATCCTTGTCAAGTCGGGGGCAATACGGATATCAACCCCGAATATGTCAATCAATACGGGGGATGTTGAGAGAAACATAATACGTCAGCAACTTGACTATGTATCCCTTCATCTTAACGGATTGGAAGCAAAGTTAGATAAGCCGGAAGACTATAACGAATATCTGGGAAAGCTGATAATCGAGAAAGTCTTTGATGAATACGTCAACTGGATAACGTTTAACCACATAAATAAATCCCCTGCCTATGTAGAGATAAAGCAAGAGAGAGTAGTAAGCCTGATAAGACAGTACACGGTCAAAGATGAATTTCGTTCGGAAGAGTTTGAAGACTTAATCCGTAAGGATACTAAAGAAGTAATTGAAGCCCTGATAAGAATAAGGGAAGTTTATAAGTAAAGGAGATAACAATGATATCTAACAAAGTGTATGACGTTCTTTCATTGGTTTCAAGATTGTTCGTACCTATTTCAGCGTTCGTTGCATCGTTGCTCTGCATCTGGAACATTCCCTATGCGGAACCTATCACGGCAACCCTGACCGCTATTGATACCCTTCTGGGTGGAATAGTAGTTGTTTTAAAAGCACAGTATGACAAGGGGGAAAAGTAAATGGCAAAGGCAAAGAAACAGACTACACAGCAGACCTTTGGTGCAAGTAAGGCAGCCACTACAGTAGCACCTAAAGCCAATAACGTCACAGTTTCAACCGCTACAAAGAATGTTAGTAGCACTCCGGCTGTCGCACCTAAAGCTAATAATGTGACCGCTGCTACGGCTACAAAGAATGTATCCCCTTCTGCACCCGTTACGGCAAAGTATACCGCACCTTCTACCCCTGCGGTAAGTACCCCTACCTATACCGCACCCAGTACACCTACACAGAGTACCCCTTCATATACTGCCCCAAGTACCCCTTCTTATGTAGCGCCTTCAAACCCTACACCTATTGATGTGACAAGGGGTACAACCTTACAGACACCTTCTATCCCTGACAATCCGGTTCAATCTTTGTATGACACTATTGCAGAGAATAGATCAACCGTGGACTCCGTACAGAACATTCTTAACTCCGTTCCTAACGAAACACCCACACAGCGTACTGAAAGATGGTTAGGCAATATGGGTATTCTGGGAAACGCAAATACCAACGTTGCCCGTAACAACATCATTCGTAACAACGCAACAAAGTCCAATTTCCAGACTGCACTTGAAGACTCCGTAAGGGATACTCTTCTTGGAGAGAACGGACTCTATGAAGAAGTACCCAATGTGGGTGGTGGTTCCGTTTACGATGCGATCCTTAATCCTACAGCGGTAATTCCTAAAGCAACAACGGGAGCCAGAAGGGAATTATCTTCATTAGAAGAAGCTCTTGCTAATGCTGCATCAGATGCACTTGGCAACGCAGGATACACAGTAGGCAATGGCACTACCCCTGGTACTGTATTTCAGCAGATACTTGACCCCGAAAGATACGCACAGTTAGCAAACCCCACAATTCCCGATGTTAACGTGAACAACAGTATTGACACGGGTGACTATGAAGGTGGTTCAAGTGGTGGCTCCGGCGGTGGTAGCCGTGGTGGTTCCGGTGGCGGAAGTGGTGCTACTGGACTCGCAGGTGGATACAATCTTGATGATCTGTATGACCTTATCAATCGTCAGCTTGCAGAGTATGACAATGGATATAACACCTTAATGCAGAACCTTCTCAATGCGTATAATGCAAACTTCGGTTCACTCAATGACTCTTACCTGGCTGCACTTCAGGCACTTGGTCTTAACTATGCCGATACCGAAAACCTTCTGAACGGCAGACTTGCTAACTCACAGCAGGCACTTGAAGATGCACGAAAGAGAGCAATGCAGGAAGCATACATTTCAAGGATGATGGATCAGAAGAACCTTGAAGATTATCTTGGAGCAGCAGGACTTTCAGGTGGTGCAACCGAAAGCGTACTGTCAAGTATTCTCAATAACTACAGAAACAATCGTAACAAGATTGAAGAGAATACCCAGACAAGCCTTCGTGAACTGTTACAGACCTATCTCGATAATATGTCGAACGCAAGGCAGGCATATAACTCCGGTCTTCTCAATGCAGAGAATAACAGAATGAGTGCTGCGCAGAACCTTGCTAATAGTCTGTATGAATCCCAGGCAAACGCAGCAAGTAATTATTCTAACCAGAGAGCAAACGTTTACAACAACCTTTATGACACCCTCGCAAAACTTGCGCTGAAAGGATAAACAATGGCAATCAGACCATCACGTCAGGCTCTTGAAGAATTAAATAACGCAAGGGCAAACAAAAAACAGCAGTTAGCCCAGGCGTATGCAGAGTTGGGCGGTAGAGATACCGCCTTAACTCCTAACTACGCAAAAAGCAATCCCACCCCAACGGCTTCAATTCCTACTTTGGAAAAGGCCGTTGTTTCTCAATATGAAGAAGCAGAGAATAGTGGCGGTATTCAAAACATAGCAAAGAACATGAAGCCCGACTCTTTGCTTAATCTTGCTAACCTTATGGAAACTGTCAGAGGTCAGTATGGGGATGCAGTACAGGCTAACGCAAATATCTACAACGAGTTAAAGAACGCACATACAAGAAAGGTTGTAGAAAATAACCCTTCACCCGAAATAACCACTACCCCTACGATTATGGGTATGGGTAATGGTGTATATGGTCTTCCTACTACGGCCCAGGCTAACGCAGGTGTAACCCGTGAAGACTTACAGCGACTTTATGACGAAGAGAATAGGGGCAAGGCAGAGAGAAGAGCAAGAAGCATAGCAGAGTCACATCCGGTTTTAGGAACGGCTATGGCTTCTATTTCAAGACCCATTGAGTCAGCAGAAGGTGTATTACAGAACCTTGCAGAGTATGCAACCGGAAAGCCCTTAAGTCAGACCTACACTCCTTCTAACGTAATGCGTGAGCAGGTAAATGAAGGCATAGAGTCTGGTATCGGAAGGGGGGCTTATGGTGTTGTTAACTCCATGAGTGATATGACCCTTGCTATGTTATTAGCAGGTGGAAACCCTAAACTTGCATCTGCACTCATGGGTGTTGAAAAGGCAAGTGACGTTATGAACGATGCAAACGCCCGTGGCCTTTCTCCTGAACAGATACTTGCTGAAGGTGGATTATCTGGTGTTTCAACGGGAATTACCGAAAGGTTTCCTATGGGAAGACTCGGAACGAGTGCAAACATATTTGCATCGGCAGCTTCAGAAGGTGCGCAGGAAGGGCTGGAAGATATTGCCGACAACTTCTTTGATGATCTTGTTACAAAGTATGGTGGCAATAGTGAGAAGTCTACCCGAAACATTATCTATAACGCATACATTGAAGCAGGATATACACCGGAAGAAGCCAAAAAAGCTACTGAATCGGAAATGTGGAAACAAGTTGGACTTGATGCCATACTCGGTGCTATTACTGGTGGAGTTATGCAGACTGGTAGTAACGTTATCCGTGGTAACAATGCCATTACTGGAAAGCCCCGTACACAGACCGAAGGAAACAATTCAACTGTAAATGCTATTGACGATGTTCCCGAAGCACCTATACCCACATTACAGAATGAAGAAACCGCAGAACCCGAAGCAAGGACTATCCCTACTTATGACTCGATAAACGAAGAACAGCAGATACAGAGTCAGAGAGAAGCAGAACTAAAAGCATTGCAGGAAGCGTACAATCCTGGTTCGGAAGGTGCGGTTGACGTTATCCGTAGACAGAAGAATGAAGTAATCGGAAGACTCAATAACAATGATCCCCTTGCCGGAGAAGCGGTTAGTGAGTTTATTGAACGTGCAAACTGGCTGAAAGAGAACCGACCCGAAATGGCTGAATTTCTTGACGCAGAGATCAATGACGTTCTTGAACAATCAAGAGGATGGGTAACAGATTTTGAGAATACAAGATCACCTGAATGGGATTCACAGCCGGAGTTGAACATTGACCCCGTTGAAGAGAGATTAGCAGCGCAGGACTTCCTGAATAGTCTTCCCGAAAATCCCAACTTGTCAGAGCGTGAAAATACTGTCAATAAACTTACAGATATTATTACCAACGCAAAAGATAAGGTTCTCAACGCACTCGATACTAATGACCCCTTTGCAGGGGAAAACGCAAGTGACTTCCTTGCAAGAGTAAATTACCTTGCACAGAACAACCCCGATATGAGAGAGTTCTTTAACTCTGTCATAAACGAGGTATTAGATCATTCTGAAGGATGGGCTATTGATTATAACAACAATGCCCAGACTATACCTACTGTCAATAGTAATGAAGCAAGGAACGCAGAAAACACTATCCGTCAGGATGCACAAGCTCTTCTTTATGATATTGAAGCAGGTAATGTGCTTGACGTAAACAAGGCTGCCAGAGATTTAATGAATAACATAATGGATATCGGAAATAGATATCCTGAATTACAGCCTACCCTTAAAAATATATGGAGTGACTTCTTTAATAAGTCCGGTATTGGTAGACAACAGAACCCCCAGGCTACTAATAACGTGACCGAAAATGTGGCTACCCCTAAACCCAGAAAGAGAAATGTTAAGGGCAAGCAGGTACAGAATGTCGCACCGCAGACCGCACAGAATGTAAATAGCCAGAACAGCGTTGAAGAAGACGTTGCTAACATTCAGAACGTTCGGGATGCACAGGCAATGTTAGAGTCCGAGATTGATAGTCTTTCCGAAACCTATCCTCTTAACATTCAATTCCTTGGTGGTGGAAACGAAGATACTGACGTTGATGTGGAAGAGTCTATTTCAGACCAGAGAAGAAGAGACTTCCATACCGGAATATATAAGGACTCAAAGGTATCAACTAATTCATTCCCCAGAAGTAAAGCACTTAACAAAACGGAAATGAATACTGTGCTTACCGAAGAGCAGAAACAGTATGAAGCTGTAACACATGAAGCCACTCTTGAACGTGCAACGAATGAACTTAAAGAAGATGGTTATAAAGCATCGGTAGAAGATGTCCTTACTAAAAAAGACTGGGATGCTGTCGATACCGATAAGGCAATGCTGTGTGCGTTTAAGTCTGCGAAGGAAGCACGATATAAAGTTAAGCAAGGTGCTGATCCCACAAAAGCATGGCAGCAGACAGTAGACCTTTTCAAGACCATAAGAGAACACGCTACAGTAGGCGGTCAAGCGATTGAAGCGTTAAAGAAGTGGGCTTCCAGAACTCCCGAAGGTAAACTTGCAAAGGCTATTGCTTTCGCAAGGGAGTTAGCAGAAACCGCTGATCCTAAATCAGAAGCAGCAAAACAGATAGCAAAGCAGAATAATGTTGTCTTTACTGACGAGTTTATGAAAGAGTTTCTTGAAAAAGCCCATCAGTATGACGATCAGGATGTTTCATTCGCTAAACAAGCAAGGTTAGACCAGGAACTTGCACACATGGTATGGAGTCAGATTCCTAAAACATGGAGAGCAAAGTTTACATCCCTTTGGATGGATAACCTTCTTGCATCCTTCCGTACACTTATTTCAAGAAACGTTGGCGGTAACGCGGGTAAATTTGCACTCGACCAGACCGCAACAAAACTTATTTCCGGCCCTATTGATACTTTGATATCCAGGCTTACGGGTGGTAAAACTACAACCGGATTTACAAAAGAAGGATGGAAGGTAGCAAAGCAGGGATTAAAGCAGGGTGCTTTTAATACTACTATGGATTATTGGGGATCAACTCTTGACCCTGATAAGGTAACTAATTTTAAGGAACTTGCAAAGGAACTTAAAGATGTTGCGAAGTTAAAAGAGAATATCGGTGCAGATGCAAGTGTATCTAACCGCCCTGGAAATGAGGGGGACTTCAACGAAACCTTAAAAAATAATCGTACTGTCTTTGAAAAGAAAGCATTTAAAATCTATGACAAACTTATTAAGTATGGCCTTGCAGTAAGTGATAATACATTCTATAAGAGTGTATACGATCAGACCTTATATGAATTAAATACACTCCGTAAAGAAGGTAAACT